GCCAATTGGCTGCCGTCAAGAGCATCTTTGTCCATTCGCTCGAGGATTTGACAGTGGTTCTGTACGACTCCCTACACCCCTGCCGGCATAATCTCGTCAATGAACACCTCCCGCTTCGGCCGGGAAATCCCAGTGAACTGCCGGTGAATCTCAACCTGGTCCAGCAGGTCCCCCAGCGGCATGAGCCAGACCTCCGATTCATGCGTTCTCTGAAAGATTTTCCTCCGTTACTTTTATACTACAAAATATCATACATGCTTCTTTGTAGTATAGATTGATTTATACTACAAAGCGCGTATAATGAAGTCGTGTTGTATAGGAGGCGGTTGCATGAGCGTCATTCGGTCGGTCATCCAGGATGAATATGAGCGCAATCTGAGGATGCAGCGTGCGTATCATCAGGAGCTATCCGGATTGCCGAAAGTCGCCCTCGTTCGAAAGAGGATTCACGGACGGGAGTACTACTACTGGGCCTACCGGGAAGGGAACAGGGTCCTGAATCTGTATGTCTCTCCGAAGGAGCATGACCTGGACGCCTTGAAGAAACAGGACGAGCGCAGACGGCAGTTGAAAGCTCTCTTGCGCAACCTCAAGGCGGAGCAGCGGGAGATGGAACGGTTTCTGAGGATTTCCGCCCATGGATGAACGACAGAGGGCAGCCTTCTGGGATACGATCCGGATCCTGGACGAAGCCCGGGTTCTTCCATATGTCATGGTGATCGGCAGTTGGGCCGAATACCTGTACTCATATTACTTTGAACCCGGATTCATGCCTGACATCCGCACCCGTGATGTCGATTTTCTCTATCCCAATATTCGCAGACCTGCACCTCCGATTCAGCTTGAGACGCGAATGAAGGAGGCCGGTTTCGCCGTTGACCGGGATACACTGACGGATGTTGTCAGGATGTTCAAAGAGGATCTGCTGGAGATCGAGTTTTTGACAAGGCAGACTGGAGCAGGACGAGAAACTGCCATGGATATACCGGCGATCGGAATTCGAGGACAGTCGCTCCGAGATGTCAACCTCCTGGCGCAGCACCCATTGCCGATCAGCGCAGAGGGGTTCTGCATCCTGGTGCCCGAGCCCTCGATCTATGTCCTGCAGAAAATCCTCATACAGCCACACCGGGTGCCTGCAAGCAAGCGTCCGAAGGACATCGAGTCAGTCCGCAATATCCTGCCATACGTGTTGCGCTCTGAACGGGATGCTGAACGGCTCGAAAGAGCGCTCAAGGAGTGTACAAAGAAGGAACTGCGCATCATCCGAGAGGTCTGCAAGACGCATTTCATCCCGTTACCCTTTTCGGAAATCTGAACCCATCAGGTACGGAAATGGGTTGATCAGGAATAGAGAAATCGAGTGAGCAACCTGGCATGTTCAGCCAGGGCATGCTCAGTTACAGCCCGGAGTTCAAGGTAGGCGTGGTGAAAACCCTTCAGCCAGCGGAACTGACACGTACGACTTCAGATTACTTTATACCGCCCCGGACATGCAGCTCGAGATGATTCCTCCCACAGCCTCCGCGGCCTCGTCCAGTTCCTCGGGCACCATGTGGATGTAGATGTTGTAGGTGGTCTGGACATCCCGGTGTCCCAGGAGCTTCGACACGACATTTATCTTCACTCCCTGCCGGAATAGCATGGAAGCGAAGGTGTGCCGCAGGGTGTGCGGGGTGATCCACGGCTCCCCGATCCTGTCCGCAATCTTCCCGATCACACCATCAAAGTGGGCGGGACGCAGGCGCCCGTATGGATGGATCGTGGTCTGGAACAGAGGATCTGTCGGCTTCTTGTGGTGCAGCTTCAGCAGGTACGCATCCATCAGGTGAGTCAGGGCTTTGGGCTTGGGGACCCTTCGAATGGAACTGGTCGTCTTGGGCTCATGCTGCACTTCGTTGATCGCACTGGCCCAGGTCTTCGAGATCTGGATCGGATCCTTGTAGTCCTGGATGTCCAGAGCGCACAGTTCCCCGGATCGCAGCCCAGTGTGCAGCATGAAGAGGATCGCAGGGTAGTAGGGGCTGGTTCTCGCCGCCTCCAGGAAGCGCTCCATGGTCGGCATGTCCATGGCCCGGGCTTCCCTGGGCTTCCTCGCCTTCAGCGGAATCCGGATCCCCTTGGCCGGGTTTGTGTTCAGCCGCTTCAGTTCGACGAGCTTCTCCATGGAGCAGGACAGGACACAGATCGTCGCCTGGATCGTGGAGGACGCGTACTTGTCCGCCAGGGAGTTGATCCACCGCTGGATGACATCCTGGGATATGTCCGAAACCGGCATGAGCGCCAGCGATCCCTTGCAGATCCTCCGAATACAGGTCTCGATCTTGGCTACGGTATTCGGCCGCTGGAAAGGTCGGAAGTAGGTCTCGAGCCATCTGGTAAGCCAGGACTTCAGAACCTCCCGGGACTCCTCGGTGATCTTCCCCCTCCGCCGATCAATCATCGTCTCCATCAGCTTCTGGGTGGCTTCCGCCTGTGTCTTCCCGTACACAAAGGATCGAATGCGCTTCCCGGTCTCCGGATCCTTCCCCAGGCTCTGGTAGCCTATCCAGATTTTCCTGTCAGACAAGTAATAAACAGATCCCTCTCCCTTGCCCCTCTTCTTCGCCTGACGCACCTTAGGCATACGGACTCCCAACCTTGCGCAGATAATTCTGTAAGGCAAATCGTACGAATGTCTCCGTCAATCCCAGGGTTTCGGAGATCTCCCAGATGTTCTCGAGGTGGTCTTCCAGCACACGCTCCATGACAGGATCCGGTAACAGCAGGTCCGCCGCCCTCCGAAGAGCGCGTTCTTCCGTCCGTCCATCCATCTTGCCTGTAGCCGAGTCGCCCACAGAGGTCATCACATGCCCCAGTTCCTCGGCCAGTGTGACAACCGCTTCCGGCTCCGAGATCTTCGGGGCCACAACAATCCCGGTGACCCCGTCAATCGTCATGGCAGCACCCTTCAGTCCATGGATCTTCATGCGTCGAATGTGGATTCCCAGATCGTCCGCCAGTTGCTCCAGTTGCTCATATAATGTCAGCATCGATGTCACCTCAGTTGGAGTCTACCGGATCGTCCTCACATGCTGCATGAAAACTACCGTTTCTTCTTCGACCTCAGGAAAGCAGCGAAATCCCTCAGGCTCGCCCGGGCTTCATCGGATAAGCCTTCCAGGGTCGTATCCTCCCGGGAGGCGGCAATCATGGTGGCTTCATCCAGTCTGGGCTGCAGGCTTCTCGGATCATCCGTCCGCCCCAGCAGGTAGTCCGTGGTCGTGTCGTACAGGTCTGCCAGCCGGACAATGCTTTCCAGGGAAGGGTTGTTTCTCCCGGTCTCGTACCACCCGTAGGCCGCCTTGGAGATCCCCAGGACCTCCGAGAGGTCCTGTTGAGTCAACCTTCGGGATCTCCGGAAAGAGCGAAGACGTTCTGACAACAAGCTCATCACCTCCATAGGGGCATGGTACAACACTTTGAGCCGAATTGCAACAAGGGGGGATTGACAATAAAAAATATAGTGTCTAGACTGGCAACGTGGCCTTGCAACGTGGTTGACAACATGGAGGCGCAAAATGAGGGTTCAACGGAAGATAATGAGGTCAAAACGACGTGCGAGACAGCTCGCAGTAGCGCTTGGCGTCTCCAGATCTCACTGGATAATGCTCGAAAGCGGACAGCGAAAACCCTCCCTGAGGTTGGCGATCCGGACCGCCGACTCCTTCCGGACTCCCCTGGAGAGAAACGTCGTTCCGGACAGTCCCATCCGGACGCCCAGCCGGCATGAATCCGCTGACAGGGAAGGGGAGAGGGACACATGAAAGGAGTCCAAACTGAACCAGATGACCTGCCCGGGTACCCGGAGATCCTGAAGCCCAGGCACGTCATGGAGATCCTTGGGGAGTCCCGGGACACGGTATACCGGCTCTTCAACAGCAGCCACTTTCCCTCGGAGCGGTTCGGGAAGACCGGACACTTCATCCCGAAGTCCAGACTGCTCCGCTGGATGAGTGAGCCCATGGCGGAGGAGTTCCGGAAGGGGAAAGGAGGGTAACAGCGACAACCAGGTCTTGGCAACAAAGGCAGCAGCAGCGCAGGAGGCAGACAGATGAAATCGGTTATTCTTTCCAGCACCAAAGAACTCTCCCAGTCAGAATGGCTCGAGATCCGGCGCCAGGGAATCGGCGGCAGCGATGCGGCCGCCATCCTGGGCCTGAATCCCTACAGCAGCGCGTTCTCCGTCTACATGGACAAGCTGGGGCTTGCTCCCCCGACAGATGAGACCGAGGCCATGTGGCTCGGGACCAAGCTCGAACCCATCATCGCGGACCGGTTTGCCGAGCAGACCGGGATGGCCGTCCAGCGCCGGAATGCCATCTACCAGCACCCGGAATATCCCTGGATGCTGGCGAACATCGACCGCTGGATCGTCGGGCAGAACGCAGGCCTCGAGATCAAGACCACCAACATGCTGAACCGGACGAAGTTCGAAGAGGGGGAGATCCCTCCCAGCTACTACGTCCAGTGTGTCCACTACATGGCGGTGACCGGAGCCGAGGAGTGGTACCTGGCCGTTGCCGTCCTGAACAAGGCGTTCCACATCTTCCATGTCGATCGAAATGAAGAGGAGATCGCAACCCTCGTCCAGGCGGAGCGACGCTTCTGGGAAGACCACGTCCAGAAACAGGTCCCCCCGGCGCCGGATGGATCCGACCGGGCGGGAGAGCTCCTTAAGAACCTCTACCCCCGGGCAAAGGGAGAGTCGACTGCTGAGCTGGTCCCGCTCTTCGGGAACGAGCAGAGCCTGGAACGTCTCCAGGAGATCGATGCGACGGTGAAAGCCCTGGAGACCGAAGCGGACGCCATCCGGCAATCACTCCAGATGCAGATCGGGGAGGCAGATGGAGGAAAGGCCCAGGGATACACCATCTGGTGGAAGAACCAGACCAGGACATCTCTCGATACGAACCGGCTCAAGAAGGAGAACCCCGAGATCTACAGCCGGTATTCCAAGGTCACGGTATTCCGCAAGTTCGAACTGAAGAAGGAGGCATAAGTCATGGCTGACATTCAGAAGACCCAGAACACCACCGGGCTCATCCAGGGGGTGGCCCAACGGCCCACTCTGCCCTCCACCCAGGTCCAGAAGCCGGAGAAGCTGAAGGACCTCATCTCGACAACCCAGGTCCGGGACATGTTCCGCAACGCCCTCCAGGACCATGCGGACGCATTCCTGGCTTCCGTGGTGGACCTGTACAACAACGATCGAACTCTCCAGGCCTGCAATCCCAACGAGGTCCTCATGGAAGCCTTCAAGGCCGCCACCCTGAAGCTCCCGATCAACAAGCAGCTGGGGTTCTCCTGGATCGTCCCCTTCAAGGACAACAAGCAGGGGAAGCTCATCCCGACCTTCCAGCTGGGATACAAGGGCTACATCCAGCTGTGCATGCGGACAGGAGCGTATCGGCACATCCATGCTGGCCCGGTCTACGAAGGGGAGTTCGTTTCGGAGAACCGCCTCACCGGAGAAGTGGACCTCAGCGGCAAGAGAGTATCCGACCGGATCACCGGGTTTTCCGCGTACATCGAGACGGTCAACGGGTTCTCGAAGGCGACGTATTGGCCGGTGGAGAAGATCAACGCCCATGCCAAGCGCTACAGCAAAAGCTATGGGTACCAGAACTCCCCCTGGACGACCAACTACGAGGAGATGGGCGTCAAGACCGTTCTCCGGTACCTGCTGTCCAAGTACGGGATCATGTCCATCGAGATGCAGCGGGCGTACATGGCGGACTACGGCGAAGCAGCAGACGAACTGCTTCAGGCACGAGACGAAGACCTGGGGGACGTCCGGGAGGTTTTCCCGGCAGCAGAAGAGCAGACATTGGATTCCAGTGTCCATGTACAGGGAGAACCCATTCCCGCCTAAGCGGGGAGAAAGGAGCACAGCATGAACGACCAGACCCCATTCACCTTCGACTCCCAGGAGATCCGAACGGTCCTGATCGACGGGAAGCCGTGGTTTGTGGCCAAGGACATCTGTCATGTACTGGCCATTGCGAATCACCGAGATGCCGTTTTCCACTTGCCAGATGACATGAAGAACCGGGCCACCTGCAAGACTCGAACCGGTCACCAGCAGATGGCGGTGGTCAGCCAGGAGGGAGCGAACAGGATCATCCTCTCGTCCAAGAAGCCGGAGAGGATCCGGTTCGCTGACTGGATCGCATCGCTGTACGAGAAGGCGGAGAAGGAGCCTGAATCGGCGCCGCCTGCTGCTACTGACGAGATGAACCGGATCCTGGAGGACCTCACGAAGCGGATCTCCAGGCTGGAAAAGACGCTGCCGCCCACCTGGCAGGTGGGGATCTCCTCTTCCGAGGGCAGCTGGAGGGAAACCATCCACCGGATGATCAACGGCATTATCCAGGTGGCGGGATTCGACCATGGGACGTATCGGAGCACACTCTACCGCTGGCTCGAAGTGCGGGCCCGGGTGGATCTGACGGCGAGATTGCGCAATCTGCGCTTCCGTCTGTTCTCCACCGGCAAGACCCGGACTGAGGTCAACAACTCCACCAAGCTGGATGTCATCGAGGCAGAACCGGCTCTTCGCGAGATCTTCGAGAAGATCGTCACCGAGCAGTACATTCGCCTGGTCTCCAGGGGAAACGACGCAGCCTGATCCAAATCATATGAAAACAGTAGGAGGAGAAAGACCATGATGACACGCATTATCAAGCCCGGATTCTTCAGGAACGAAAGCATGAGTGAACTGCCCGTGATGACAAAGCTGCTGTATGTCGGCCTCTGGTGCATGGCGGACAAGGAGAGCAGGCTGGAGGACAACCCCCAGCAGATCAAGACCACAGTCTTTCCTTTCGACGATTGCGATGTGGATGCCTTGCTGGATGACCTGCAGGGTGCCGGTCTCATCCTGAGGATTGAAGCCAAGAACGGCAGAATCATTCAGTTCTGCGCCAACAGGAAGGAGATGCTGTCATGAAAGCTCGAAGCATCAAGCCCGGCCTTTACAAAAACAGGCAGCTCGGAAATCTGGACCCTCTTGCTCGGATTCTGCTTACCGGACTGTGGCTCGGTGCAGATCAGAATGACCAGGTTGCGGATGATCCTGTGAGCATCAAGGCACAGACCCTGCCTTACGACGACTGCGACGTGGATGCTTTCCTGAACGATCTGGAGCGCGCGGGATTCATCCAGAGGCTTGAAAGCGAGACGGGCAGAATCATTCAATTCTGCGCCAACAGAAAGGACATGATGTCATGAGAGCCAGGAACCTAAAGCCAGGTTACTACAAGAACCATGTACTCGCTGAGCTTGATCCACTTGCGCGGATGCTGTTTGGTGGTCTGTGGTGCTTAGCAGACCGGGAGGGACGTCTGGAAGATTACCCCAAGCGAATCAAGGCTGAAATCCTGCCATATGACGATTGTGATGTGGATGCTTTTCTGGATGATCTGCAGCGCACGGGCTTCATCCTGCGGTATGCGACACAGTCAGGCAGGTTCATCCAGGTTGTCAATTTCAAGAAACACCAGAACCCGCACATCTCCGAGAAGGAGTCCGAAATTCCGGAGTATGTACCGGATGGGTCCGGTATGAATGCAGTGCAAGCATCGTATGAATACCAGATACATCCGGTGCGGGTACCGGAGACATCCGGTACAAGCACAGTACAAACACCGGAGCAGCACCATACAAGCACAGTACAAACACCGGAGCAGCACCATGCAAGTACAGTGCAAACACCGGAGCAGCACCATGCAAGTACAGTGCAAACACCGGAGCAGTACAGTAAATCTATGGAAGTCGCCCGGCTGATTCCTGATTCTCTGATTCCTGATTCTCTGATTCCTGATTCTCTGATTCCTGATCCCGGAATACCTGATCCCGGATTGTCTGATTCCGGATTGTCCCATTCCGGTGCTTGTCCTGTGCAGGACAAAAAACAGAAACCATCCAGAAAGAAACCCTGGGGGGAATTTTCCAATGTCCTGCTGACCGAGGAAGAACTCTCGAAGCTGGAAGACCGCTTTGGCGTCCAGGACACCCGGGATCGGATCGACCGGCTGTCCGAGTACCTGCGCTCCACCGGAAAGCGGTACCGGGATCACTACGCCACCATCCTGTCCTGGTCCAGGCGGGATGGCACCCAGGCACGAGCCTCTCCGGGCGCACGCGTTGACGAGCGTCCCGCCTTTGAACGATTCCTGGAAGCCGGAAGGAGGATGGCCAATGACACAGGATGAGACCGCCAGGCTGATCGCCTACATTGCCGTGTTCTTCCCGAAGGTCTGGGACGGAATCAGGGGCGGGGAGGATGCCGTCATCCGTGCCTGGCATGACCTGCTGCAGGATGTCCCGGCCGGAGCTGCCCTGGCAGCGGTGCGGGCTCACCTGGAGATCAGCAAGTTCCCGCCGACTGTCGCGGAGATCCGGAGAGCCGTCCTGATCCCTCCGACGGTGCAGACCCCGAGCGAGTCCTGGAGGGAAGTCCAGAATGCCATTCGCCGATTCGGCAGCTACCGCGAGTCTGAAGCCATGGGCTCCCTGTCTCCGCTGACAAGAGAAGCCGTCCGCCTGTTTGGCTGGAGAGAGCTCTGCATGTCCCAGGATGGCGATGGAGTGGCCAGAGCCCAGTTCCTCCGCTTCGCCGAGTCCGTCCGCCTGCGGGAGGAGCGCCTGGCCCTGGTGTCCCCGCAGATCCGGGAGTCCCTGGCCAGGCTGGGTAACCCGCTGACGGACATCCGGGTCCTTCCGGCAGCGGAGGCGGACGCATGAACAGCCGGCAGAAGGGCAAGACAGGAGAGCTGGAGCTGTCCCGGCTCCTGCGGGATGCGGGATATCCCTGCCGGAGAGGGCAGCAGTACAGCGGAGCATCCGGGGATGCGGACATCATCGGCCTGCCGGGGATCCACATCGAGTGCAAGCGCTGTGAGCGAATCCAGCTGCGGGACTGGTTGGACCAGGCGATTCGGGATCGTCGACCGCAGGAGAAGGCCGCTGTGTTTCATAGGGCGAACCGAACCAGCTGGACGGTGACAATGCGCCTGGAGGACTGGATCGAGATTTATCGGGAGTGGGAGGCCGGACAGGCCAGGGAGGAACAAGCATGAACAGGACCGTGCTCTTGGGACGATTGACTCGGGATCCGGAGATCCGGACCCTTCAGGACCAGACATCGCTCTGCCGGTTCACGGTGGCTGTGGATCGTCGGGGACAGAAAGCCGGAACGGAACGACAGGCGGACTTCGTGCCCTGTGTGGCGTGGAGAAAGACCGCTGAGCTGATGCACCAGCACTTCCGCAAGGGCCAGAGGATCCTGGTGACAGGGTCCCTGCAGACCCGGAGCTGGGAGGGACAGGACGGGAAGCGACAATTCGCCATGGATCTCCACGTGGAGGAGTTCGAGTTCGTGGATCCCCGGCCGAAGGAGAGCCAGCCGGAAGCAGACAGCCGCCTGGTCAACCCGGACGACTTCTTCGGGGAAGCCGGGGAATCCTCTGGTCTCCCGTTTGACTATTAGGGCAAATTCCAGTGAGCCTTCTGGAAGGATCGGTACGTGGGATGGACAGTCGAGCCGAAGTGGAACGCATGGTCAGAAACTACCAGGAGATGCGGCGGGAGATGGAGATGCTCCAGGCCTCCATTGGGCAGTTCCTTCCGGTGTCGGAGCTGGATGTGCTGGAGACGCTGACCTTCCTCAGGCCGGATGGAACCCGGATCCAGGACGATGCCATCTCGGAGAAGACCGCCAGGATCGCGGCCATCTACCGGGAGATTGCGGGAAAGGTCAACGAGGAGGCGCTGCGAGGGATGGTCCAGGAGTACCACCACTGCAAATCCCAAGTGGACTTCATCGACTTCTGCCTGCCGAGACTGAAGCCCCGCCTGTCTGCCGTCATGATCGATCTCGTGCAGAAGGGCTTGACCTGGCCCGAGGTCTGCGAGACGTACCACGTGTCCTACACGACCCTGGCCCGTTACCGCAAGGCTGCCCTGGACGAACTCGTCCGCTGGTATGACCTTCGATTCGCCTGTTTCGTGGTCCAAAAACATGCCAGCTAGGCTTCCCGATGCACTGGTGGTACGGAAGTGGTACTAAAGTGGTACGGTTTCGGTACTGTTGTGGTACTCAGGTGGTACGGAAGCGGTACTATTGTGGTACTGAAGTGGTACGGAAGCGGTACTGAAGCGGTATTGTTGTGGTACTGTGACCCGTGATATTCTTATGCTGTCGAAGTACACCGATCGGGAAGCCTGCGAGAGATCGCGGGCTTTTTCATTTGCAGGAGGCAGCCATGGATTGCAGGAAATGTGTCTGGGGCAAGGTCGTATCGAACAAGGACAGCGAACGCGGACAGCTGACGACCATCCTGTGTGGCCGGGTCTTCTGCCCGGACCAGCCGGATAAGGCAAAGGAGAACGACATGACCGACAAGCCGCTGATCTATGTCTGCTCGCCCCTGAACGGGGATCGGCCGAAGAACCAGGCCCGGGCCGCCAGATACTGCCGGTTCGTCACCCAGTGCCATGCCATTCCCATTGCGCCGCATCTGTTCTTCACCCAGTTCCTGGACGATGCCCTTCCCGAAGACCGAGCGATGGGTCTGGAGCTGGGACTGAATATCCTGACCCGGTGTGCCCAGGTCTGGGTCTTCGGAGAAGTGATCAGCCCCGGGATGCAGGAAGAGCTGGAGCTGGCACAGCGTTTCGGGATCCCGGTTCGGTTCTACGACCGGTTCTGTCAGCCTCGGGAGGAAGACGGGTGAGCGATCCGTGCCGATGAAACCCAAAACCCCTTGCCGATACCCTGGATGCCCGGAACTGACGGTCGAACGGTACTGCGAAGAGCACCGGAAGAAGTTGGATGCCGATTACAACCGGTACCAGCGGGATCCGGATACGGCCAAGCGATATGGCCCAGCCTGGAGGAAGATCCGCAACCGGTATCTGCAGGCGCATCCGCTGTGTGCCCTCTGCGAGAAGAATGGGAAGCTGCAGCCGGCACAGGAGGTCCACCATATCGTTCCGCTAGGGAATGGCGGAACCCATGCAGACGAGAACCTTATGAGCCTCTGCACCCGATGCCACTCGACCATCTCGGCCAGAGAAGGCGGTAGATGGGGATAAGCCGGACGACCCAAAGACATGCCTGGAGAGGTCGTGATCCGGTTTGTGGCAGGATGTGGCAGGTAATTTCGGTTGCTTTGAAAAATGCCCTCATGGAAGAGTTATGTTTTTTGCTGCCACATCTGCCACAAGAATCGGGGAAGGCCCACGGAGACTGGCTTTGGGGCCTGTCGAGCGGCGAAATCTTTGTGGCAGCATTGAGCGGCTTTACTTGTAATGGCCTCTGCAGAAGGCGATGTAGATGGTGTCCGAGTCAATGGAGTAGATCAGCCGATGTTCATCCGTGATCCGTCGGCTCCAGTACCCGGACAGTTCGTACTTCAATGCCTCTGGCTTCCCAAGGCCGGAATTCCCATTCCGGTCAATGTCCCGGATCAGTTCGTTGATCTTCCTCAGGATCCGCTTGTCCTCGGTCTGCCAGTACAGATACTGTTCCCAGGCGATATCCGAGAAGACCTTATTCATCGATGAGCTCCCGGCGCCGTCCCTTGCCCTTCTTCAGTTGCTGGATGGATTCCATGAGGAGCCGGTACGATTCCGGATCCTGACGCACATACAGGTTCTCAAGAAGGTTGTTGTACTCGGCTTCGGAGAGCATGACAACGTTCTCGCCTCGCTCTCGCGTGACGATGACGGTCTCGAAATCGTTGGTCACCCTATCGCAGACTTCCTTGAAGCTCTGGCGGACCCTGGAAGAGGAAATGGCGATCATGGGACTCACCTCCGGGAACATTGTACAACACAAGGTACAAAACAACAAGACTGAGACAGAAAGGGGAGGAGGAAAATAGGGGATAAAATAAAAATAAAATAATCATATACGAGTTTATAAAGAATAATAAATCAATAAACCGAACATATGTTTCACAACAGAACGATATCCAGTATGCGTTTCACGCGATGATGTGACCCATGGGCCGGTAATAAACTCTACCAGATAACACATTGTAAGCGGCTGTGGGAAGCCGCGAGAACATTCGCATATTCAAAAGGGCAGTTGAACAGGGGAGGGTCAGTATGGCGTCGGGAGGCAAGCGTGTTCATGCAGGACGGCCGAAAAAGCCCCTGGCAGACAAGGTGCTGGAAGGCAATCCGGGCAAGCGGCCTTTGCAGATCCTGCAGTTCCCGGATGGGTCGGACCTGGTGGGAGAACTGGTAGCGCCGGAGTATCTGGCTCTGGCAGCCAGGGGAGAAGGGAAGTGGCCCAGCGCTGAAGAGATCTTCAACAGTGTCACGGTCTGGCTGGAACGAACCGGTTGCCTGGCGCTGATCTCCCCGGATCTTATTTCTGACTACAGCCTCCTGAAAGCCCGGTGGCTGGAGTGTGAAGCCATGAACGCGAAGCACGGCCTGCTGGCCCGGCATCCAGTCACGAAGCAGCCGATCGCTAGCCCGTATGTCCGGATGGGCATTGACTACCTGAAGGCTGCGGATGTGGCCTGGACTCGAATCTGGGAAGTGGTCTCCCAGAACAACTTGAAGGACTTGGGACCAGCCACCCCCCATGACGATGTCATGGAGCGATTACTAAAGGGCAGATGAGCAATTATGACTGTAGAGCATGACGAGCAAGGACGAGTCATTGGCAGGGAGATTCGTGCCACCGTCAAGCGGATCATGATGCCATATATCTGAAAAAATGGCGATCATGATGCAGAGTCGTATTCTTGCTAATTATTGTCTCCACAATAGCCCAAATAGTCTCTGGTCCGAACAGCTTGACTTCCAGGTAGAAGCGGGCCGACCGGCCATCCGGCTTATCATACTCGACAAGGAGTTGCGTCGCGTCCACAACCCATACCTTTCGATCCACAAGGCGTAGACGCGTGATGGACGAGTAGGGGATGCGTCTCCGAACGAACCGAGTGACGACAACCAGTTCCTCTTCTAGAAAGCGAATGCTGAAATTCGTCATGAAAAGATAGATCGTACCAAAGAGTAGCAGGAAGGCAGGGATTGGGAACAATAAGTACTGGATACCGTTCAAGGCTGTCAGGATCGAGATGGCGATGGTCCAGATCAAAGGGACGGCGAACCAGACTCGCCAGTACCATCGGATGTGATAGGCCTTCTCCATGATGCGCTCCTTCTCATGACCACCTTATCCCGAAGATATCATATCTGCTTCTTCTGATCCTGCCGTATTGTCGATTTCGAGCAGGAACTCGTTGATGATCGAGCGGGTCTGCGGAAGCGTATTGACGGCCGGAGAGTTGCCGAATCTCAGGTATTGCATGAACTGGTCGTCCGGATTCCGTCCGGACGGCAGGTGGCCAGTTTGCGAGAACTCCGGCCTACACTCGTAGGCAGCGCCTTGATGGGCTCGTGGAGTACCCGGTAGGCCCTGGTTGTCCTGATAGGCAATCAGCCGATCCAGGTATTCCCTGGCATGATCATGTCGATCCCCTCCCACCCGGCTGAT